GATGATCAACCTCCAGTGAGTGAAACCACTAATGCCCCTCCAACTAATATAGTTGTTGATGGTGATGACTTCGACGCTGCTGACCAATCAACCTGGTCCGCTCGGTTTAAGAAATTAGGTGATTCAATTCAAACTAGCATAGGTTATCCAGAACTTCTGGGTTTAACCGTTGGTGCTTGTGGTGTATTGATGGGCGTGTATAGTATGTACACAGCCTATAACACTATGTTTGATTCACCATTTCCAAATGAAATCCAAGTTGCAGATTCTACTGAGATAGGTGTTGCGCCTAAACCAGTTGGGGATGAGAAGCCCAATGTGTGGTTTAGAGATCATTATGAGATGTCTTCTTTCGACATTACCCAGCTTGCTAAAAGTTATGGGAATCTTGGAAGAGACAAATTGGTTGATCTTTTAAGCCATAGCATCATCTACTTCACCACGCACTTTACAGTGAATGGTGCTAAGAAGATGCAAGAGGGCCGAGCCTTATGCATTGGAGGGCACACTTATATCACAAATAATCACAACATTGTTGATGATAAAGATTTTACTATGAACATTGTTTCAGGTAGAGTTGTGGATGGTGTGTCTGAGAACATCCGTGTTCTCAAAACTAGTGCTGAATTCACACGATTGCCTCAGCGCGATTTGTGCTACTTCACATTAAATTGTTTACCACCACGTCGTGACATTTCTGATCTTTTCATATCAAAGAGCAATCGCTCTATTATGAATGGTTTCATATTGTCACGATCTGATGAAGGTGTTCTCACGACTAATGATTTACGTAATATAACGTATCATGGTCCTGCGAGCGCGGAAACTGTACAAACTGACGAGTGTTGGTTAGCATATCCTACAACACCCACCAAAACTGGTGAGTGTGGTTCGATTTTTATCGCTGAAACTCGTTTAGGTCCACAAATTTTAGGTCCCTTGTTTGCAGGTAACGGGAAAGATAAGAGTGTTTGCACTTTTATCTCACGTGAGACTGTACAGGAGATTAAGGATCAGCTTGTGCGTCCAATGATAGAATCTGGTTCTCCACTACTTTCTAGCACTAGTGCCCAGAGAGAATTAGGTGAACTAAGTTCAAAAAGCACGTTTCGTTATTTAGAATCTGGTACTGCTGCAGTACATGGAAGCTATATAGGGTGGCGTGCGCGCCAACGTTCCAACGTTGTGCCGTCTTGCATTCAGCAAGCAGTTCTTGAAGAAGGATATAAGCTCAAACATGGTCGACCGATCATGAATGGGTGGGAACCTTGGAGAATTGCTGCTTTAGATATGGTAAAACCAGTCACTATGATTAATAATACCGTACTTAAAGAGTGCACTGAGTCATTTTTCAATGATATCATGGCTGGACTCCCGGAGGGAGCCTTGGATGATGTTAAGGTTTATGATGATAAGACAGCACTTAATGGTGCCCCTGGTGTTGCGTACGTCGATAAGATTAATCGTAATACTAGTATGGGTGCACCTTGGAACAAATCTAAGAAGAATTTCATGATTGATCTTCCAGCAGATGATGAATATCAGAATGCTGTGGAATTCACTCCTGAGATTAAGGAACGAATAAACACGATCATAGATGGATACCATAATGGTGTACGATATATGCCCGTGTACAAGGGTCAGCTTAAAGATGAAGCCCTTCCTTTCCGAAAGCTACTTGCCAAGAAAGTCCGTGTTTTCACGGGCGCTCCAGGTGATTGGTCTTTTGTAGTTAGGAAGTATTTACTTTCAGTCATCCGTCTAATTCAAACAAATAAGTTTACATTCGAGACCGCCGTAGGGACGAACGCATGTTCGACCCAGTGGGGTGAAATTCGAGAGTATCTTACTCAGTTCGGAGAAGATAATATGATTGCTGGTGATTATGGAAGATTTGATAAAACAATGCCTCCGGAGATTATTTTAGCTGCTTATGAGATTTTATTGCTCATTTGTAAGGCGGCAGGATATACTCCAGAGCAATTGAGAGTTGTCCAAGGAATAGCTGAAGATACAGCGTTCCCACTCGTTGACATGAATGGTGATTTAGTGGAGTTCTATGGGAGTAATCCCTCAGGACACCCATTGACTGTCATCATTAACAGTATTGCGAATTCTTTATACATGCGGTATTGTTACCACGTTTTAAGTCCTGAAAATTCATGCTCGCATTTTAAGCGAGATGTTGCATTGATGACTTATGGTGACGATAACGCTATGGGTGTGAATAAGAAAGCTCCTTTCTTCAATCATACCGCTATTCAGAATACGTTAGCCGAGTGTGGAATTACATATACTATGGCTGATAAGGAAGCGATTAGCATCCCCTATATCCATATTGACCAAATTAGTTTTTTGAAACGATTTTGGGTGTGGAATGAGGAAGTTGGTGCCTACTTAGCCCCATTAGAGGAAGATTCCATTATTAAGAGTTTAACGATGTGCGTTGCTTCTAAAACATTGTGTATAGAGGCACAAGCTATCGAGACCATCACGTCTGCTCAGAATGAGTATTTCATGTATGGTAAGGAGGTTTTCGAAGAGAAGACACTTATGCTCCGCAGGATTGTGGAGAAGAGTGACATTAAAATCTACGAGAAGTCCAACACGTTCCAGACCTGGGAAGG